ACCTCCACCGAGGTCGCCAGCAGCTGCTTCTTCTGCGACTGCTTGTAGTGCAGCATCTTGCTTACGATCATAAAACATTTCGCGTTGGTTACGGATAAATTCTTCGTTTGACATACCAAAAATATTTTCCATAACCCAACGACGAGAAAAATATCCTTCGGTAGCACCAGCGGCAATATCAAACTTTTGCTTCCAGTGCTCTAGCTCTTGTAGTTCTGCAATCTTGGAAGGGTTGTTTAGCGATAACTCAAAGCCTAAAAGATCGTCGCCTCTAAATCCAAGAGTGTAAAGATGAATAATGCCAATTTTGGTTAGCTCGGAAATAATAACTCTTTGTAGTCTTTGAATTGTTCTAGCAAAGCGAATGTCTTTCATAGCCAAAGTTGACTGATCTTCTGACGCGCCTTCGCCCATAGTAAGATAAGACTGCGGAATCTTAAGAGCAGAGAATAGTTTGTCGCGAAGATACTTTACATCATCAATAGCAGTAATGTTTTGGGCACCAGCAAGAGACTGAATGTCTGTAACTGAACCAGCACGAACAGGAATAAAATAATCTTCTTCAATAGACATTGGGTTGTAGCGAAGATCGATTCTGCCTGTGTCTGGGTTAACAACAGAATGTCGTTTTAGCTGCGTTACGATTTTCTCCATGTATTGTTCGACATCTTGCGGAGGAATCGCGCCAACATCAATTTTAAACACGCGACGTTCAGAAGAACGAACAACGCGATAAGCCATCATAGAATCTTCCATTAACGTAAGCTGACGCCAGATACGACGCGCCGGCTCTAAAATAGAAGAACCATAAGGAATGTATTTATCATTTCCTAAAATTCTAAAATGACAAATCTGCCAATTTTCAAACGTCATGCCCGCAGAGTTCCACTGGTACTGCACGTAATTTGGGTTTGTAGAGTCTTGCCCTTCTAATCTCTCAATCTCTTGTGGGGGCAAAGCGATTACAGATTTAACTCCATAATTATCGTCAAGATCAAGATAAAGAAAGAAATCGCCATACTTGCACATTGTTCTAGACCAACCAAACAAGTTGTATTGGATGTTTAGCACCTGATCAAAAAGAATGTGCAATACTGCTTTGATTTCTTCGTTAGAACATTTAATGTTTAGCATTGGACGAAGTTCAGTATATGTTGTCATTTCGTCTGCGTAAATATCAAGAGTAGAAGCAATTTCTGGAGTGTATTCCATTTGATCAAAATCAACGTATCTTTCTGTCCTACGTTGGTTTGCGATTGCGTCTGTTGCAACAACATCTAATGGGTTATAAAGAGATTTTTTAAATTGTTGCCCTGAAGCAGATTTAAATCTTGAACTATATTTGTCAAGATGCTGTCTTCTTATTCTTCGCCCTGACTGTGAGCGATAACTAATAATAGGTCCAGAAAAAAGCCTTGTTAACGCTTTAAATAACTGCGACTCTGCATTAGCTGGATTTCTTCCCGATCTTCTTGGTGGTGCCATTTATTTTCTCACTTTATAATCCATTTGTATTGATCATACATTAATCTTGCTTCTGTCATTTTATCCATTATATTATCTTCTTTATGTCCTATCTGTCCTTTGATGCGAGTATTCATTGTTGTTTTAGTTGTGTAGATTGCATTAACAAAAGCTTTTGAGTAGTTTAGATCTCTAGAGTTCGCTTGAATCGCAGTATCTCTGACCCAGCATGCAATTGCAAGAGCCATAATTAAATCATCATGGTATCCTTTCATTGCTTGTGGCTTGCCATTTTTCCAAACAAAAGTTTTCATTTCACTAACAACACGAGATGAATTTATTTTAATTAGTTTATTTCTGATAAACTCTTCAAATTTCGCAATAATCAAAGGTCGTGTCTTCACACTTGTCGAAAAGCCTGCAACAGCAGTATTTCTAACTTCTGCTTGATATTGCTCAACATACTCGTGTGTAGACTTAATAGAATAATAAATATTTGGATAACCATATTCTATCAGTTTATCCAAAACTGTGTAGCCAATGTTGTTGTTTTCAACCACCATCATGCAATTACCGTATTCTCTACCAACTTGATTTAACATGTTAGCAAACAAATCTGGCGATGGTTTACCTTGATATTCGCCTACAATCTCTAATGTTTCTAATTCAAGTATATGAAACGTAGAAAAGTCTTCTCCATCGCCTCTTGCAACATCAGCGACAAGAAGATAGTTAGATGTAGGATCAAACTCTTTCCAAATCCAAAAGTTACGATCAAAACCAGTGCGATGCTTTGGCTCGCAAACATTTGCCAATAACCATTCCATGTCTTCTGCGTCAATAACAGTTTCACCAGATGTGTTAAAGTTGCACTCTAACTCCTGCGCGATCTGGCGTCTAGACATGTTGCGTGTTTCTTTTTTAAACCAAACTTCATCTCGCTCGGGGTGGACATGCCACGGAAGCGTTGTTAAGTGAAAGTTATTTGATTTTGATTCTGCATCGGCGCACGTTTTATGAAACCAGTTACCAACACCGTTTGGAGTTGATAGCGCGATACAGCGACCACCAGTAGACAACGTTGGATATAGACCAGTCCATAGCTCTTCTAAGCCTTCAATGTGCGCTGCCTCATCAAGAACTAATAAAGAAAGAGCTTCAGAACGACCAGCATCGCCAGAAGTTGAAGCAGCTTTAATTGAAGAACCATTTGATAATTCAAAAGAAGTAGAGTTATCAGTTTTGATTTTTGCAATCAAAATCCACTCTGGTAGGTTCTTCATTATTTTCTTGACTTTCTTAACCAAGTTAGTTGCTGTAGCAAACTTGGTTGCCATAACAAGAACAGCTTTATCGCGATGAAACAACATCATCCAAGCGATATAACCTGCTGTAACTGTAGAAATACCTAACTGTCTTGCTTTAAGAATAACGTTAAATCGATGATCGTTAAAGTCAGATAACAATTTATCCTGAAAAGGATAAGTATTAAAAAGTATTAACCCATGCATAGGATGGGAAATACGTGCATAAGTTTTCAGAAAGTATGCTGGGTCTTTACCGCATTTAAGTATTTCTTTTACACGCTGTTTTTTATCTAGCTGAAAAGACATACTTTGCCTTAACTATTCTGTTCTTTCTTTCTAGAATCATTTGATGGGCGCTTTCCACCTTTACCGTCCCAGCCGCCTTGCTCAACAAAAGATCTCCAGTATTCATCTGGAGCTTTGGAGCCAGTTTCGTTATTCATTTCTTCGGTTACCCACCAACGCGGAAGCTTAATTGGGCGATTACCCAAGAACGAACGCGAGAAGAGTTTTCAACTCTCATGTCAACTTCGCCTTCTTTGGTTAAGTTAACAGAGTTGCCTGTGATGCGACGGTATTCTTTTTTAAGCCAACCAACAACTTCCATCATTCTATCTTCAACATCAGATTCAAAACCAGCAGTATAAACTTCTTTTAACTTAACTTCTGAATGATAAGAAAGGCACATCATGTCGCCAGCAAAACGAACTTTAAAGCCGTCCATAACGCGACTATCAAGAAGTGGAGAACCTTCTTCTCTTTGTAATCCTGCTTGGATTGGCTCTCCACTTTCATCAAGCGCACCATCATAAGCGTTGGCTGCTGCCTGAGAAAGACCTTGAATTATTTCATATACTGTTGCCATTAGATTATTTCCTTATTTATCTGGTCGCCAGCCTGTTAGCCATCGCTCTTCTCTTCCATCTATATATTGAATGTAACACTTGTAACAAGTTCCAAACTTAACAAGACAAACATCGTCCATAGATTTTGATGAAAAACTACTGCAAATACAACAACTGTTTAAAGATTCTCTATTAAGTAGTTTTTTAGATATCTTTATTCCATTTCTATCTATTTTTTCTTGATTGCTCTCAACATGTTTTATTTTTGAGTAGTATTCTTTTGTTTGTTGAAGAAAATCTTTTTCGTTTTCTTCGGTCCAGTCCGCTCGTGGATCTTGTATTGCTTCTTTACCGTATTTATTTTGTATTGCTTTTTCAATTGCTGCTAAACGATTTAAGTTACTCATTGTCCCCACCAAATCTTTTCATTTCTACGATAGTTTTTTGCTTGACTAAATAATTCTTCTTTTATAAAATGATCATCTTTAAACTTGCAATAGTTGTTGGGAATCAAAGCATACTGCCCGTCAAACAAAGCAATCAAGTTTAGTGGCTTATGCTCTTGTGGGTGTCGATCAAATCCGCCACACCAGTCAACAATGACTCCAGTATGGCGACCTTTCCATTTTTCTTTATAATATTCTACTTCTAATCCTTCAAGGTAATCAGCATGCCAAGCTTCAATGTGTTCACCCATCGCTGTCCAGGGAATAAGTTTATTGTGATCTTTTTCTTCCCATTGCTTTGGTCCGTTTGCAAAATCTGAAATAGCTTGAAGCGGTAATCCTGACCAATGTGCTCCTGTTTCCAATAATACATGAGCCATTGGAATTTGTCCGTTGCGTGAATGTATACCGTGCCATAATCCATAAGTGTATCCTGGTGGCATACTTGGACCAAGATATTTATTATTTACCCAAATGTAAATATGATATGGAAGATTCGCATGTTTCATTTATTGTTCTATTAATTTATTGATTCCATAGTAAGTAGCACCGCTAGCCAAAACACCACCAGCAAACCAAAGCCATTTATACTGAGGAGATTGTTTTTTAATGACCTTCTTTTGTTCTTCAATTACAAGATCTTTCTGCGCTACAATCTCGGTATATTCTTGGTCAAGCGTTGTAATCCTTGCTTGTAGTAAATCTTTCTCAAGTTGGTACTGAGTACCTGCTTTGTCAAGCTGAAACTCCAACTCAAGATCGCATTCCATTTGTATTTGCTCGTATTGAGACAGTACCTCTGCCGATGCTGGAACACTAAGTAAAACGCCCTCAAATGGGGCGGGCTGATCTTCTGCAAGAATTGTAAACTCTTCGGCGTTAGCAGTCGAGAGCAAAACAAAAAACATTAAACTATTCAACATATTCTAATCCGTATGTTTGCTCAAAGCGTTTTATGATTAACTCTTTGTCTTGCTTGAACTCTTTTATTATAGTTTCTTTTTCTGTTTTTGTGAAATCTTTTATCTCAGCTTGACGTGCTTCGTACTTTAAAACCAACTCCTCTACTTCAATACGATAACGNTCAAGAGCTTCNTCGCGCAGTCGCAACTCTTCAGTATGCAAATCTTGAAGAGTTGTTATTTGATTTTGTAGCGACTGTTCTATAACGTCATGAGTTTTAGTTATGTTATGCATATCATACCGCGATTTACCAAACACAACAAGAAGGAGAAGGACAAGTCCAATCTCCTTCCAGTGCTTTAGGCAGAATGATAATATTTTTTGTTGCACCAGCAAGCTACTCTAATCCTTTTAATTTAACAATAGCATCAATTACAGATTGACCACCGAGATAAAGACCGGAGATAACAACCCAATCTGCTGATTCTAAACTACCAAAAGCCATAAGTGCAGTGGCAGCGACCCAAACCAACAGTTTACGTGATGTTAGTTTTTCTAATCCCCTGTCTAATAAAGCTTCTTTTCTTTCTTCACTCATCATCTTTCACCTCTTTTATTTCACCCATGTCGCGTAAAACACTTGCAACATAAGCATCTGCTCTTTCCTTGCTTAAACCTTTAGTTGTTTGAATACACTTTGATTTACCTGCAAATGTTTTATAAAGACCTTTCTCAAAGCAATCTTTCTTTTTTTCTTTTTCTGTCATAAGCCTATCAAACTCTTCTTTGATAATCTGTCTAAGTTGTGATTTTGTGATCTTCATGGACTTCTCCCACTGAAATTAAAAATATCAACATTTAGAGCCTTGCAATAGCTTCTTCTGAAAGAGCCTTAATTTCACAAGACCATTCATAAATATTGATTAGAAGTTTAAGTTACAATCTTTTAATCATTAATGCCTCTGAGTAGAGATTGTCTGTTTGGGGAATCGAACCGGTCAGGAGTGCTTACAGCCGCACCAAGATAATAGTAATGACCTTTCTCATCTGGATGCTCTCCGATATCTCGACGGTCGCCCCTGACAAATCCAGCACCAGTAAATGCACGCTGTGATTGTCTGTTGATGTCTGCAATCCAGACTCTAGCTGGACGGTGTTCGGGGTTGCTAAAGAATTCTATTATTGCTTTTCGGGCGTAGCCCCTGCCACGAGCATTTGGGTCAGTATAAATCGCTCCTGTTCGCCAATAACCACGATCTTTGTGAGGTGTCATGAAACCGACCACTCGACCATCATCATCAGTTATGGCAAGTCGCCTCTTATCTCTGTCTACTCCTTTAACAAGATTGTATCCTGAAAATTCAGGATGCTGATCGGCAGCATCAATGTATTTTAAAAGTCGTTCTTTTTCAGAAAGCTCTAATTCAGACGCATCCAATAAGCCTTCTTTAACAAGCTCTTCTTTGATTATTTGCTTTAAAGTTGATTTATTAATTTTCATGGTCGGATTCCTTTGGATTCGTTTAAAGCTTCCATAAACTTCTCGTGTGCTGTACCGCTGCTATTAGATTGAAAC